GCGTAGTTACCTGCGCCTCTACGTGTACGCTGTGCAATCAAGTTAGCAACACGGTTGATTTGAACAGCTAATGCAGCATGCTCGTCACCAACAAATGTAGCTGTACCTGATACAGCAGCTTGGTCATATGTTTCAGCGGCATTACCAGCTAGGCTGTTAAGGCTTGCTAAAACTTCTTGATCAATCTCAGCGGTAATTTCTTGTGCTAAAGCAGCCATAATTTCTGCTTCAACGTCAATACCGTGCATTGATTGTGCATCCTGTGCAGCTTCAAAAGTCCATCTAGCTGATAGCTTTCTTGACTTTGCTTCTACAGTTTGCTTTAAGATTTGAATGCTTAACTTACGTCCAGCTTGGCCTTCTAAAGCTGCTGTTTGAGCTGCTTTATCGTCCGCTGCGCCTGAATAGCCTTCAGCAATCTTAAATGGGCTTAATGCCTCTTCACCAGCTGTTGTGTCTGTTCCGTTTGTGCTATCAAAAGCATCTGCGTAACGTACACGTAACGTGTGAATCTGACCGACTGGGCCAGTCATTGGTTGTACACCAACTAATTCGTTGGCAATAACAGTTGGCATAACACGTCTGATAACAGGTAGGATAACACGGTTAAGTGTTGCTACGTTACCAGCTGAAGTTGCACCTGCTGTTGCACTCTCAGACAAATATCTGCGAGTGTTTTCTAGTGTGGCAGCCATCACACTTTTCTTGTTACCGTCTAGGCCTTCAAGAAGAGCGTCTTTGGTTTCTGTCCAGCGACTTTCTAATAGTTCTGACATCATTTTCTCCTTAATTTAATCCAGCTAGACGGCGTATATCTAATACATTTGATTCGTCTGCTTTGACATGTGTCGTTGTTTTTTCTCTGTTGCCTGTTATTTCTTTCGCCTCTGATAATACTTTTGCCTTACGCTTTGCTGGAGTATGGCCATCTATTACAGACGGTAGGTACTTATCAAAAGATCTTTGTAATCTATCAGTTTGTACACTTTCCAGTAAGTCAGTCATAATGTCGCGTTGATCATTGCCTAATGGTGCAATCAATTCGTTTATGGTTCTTTCGCGTCTTGCTGCTTCAACTATTTGCTTGTTCTCAGTTGCCTGAGCTTCTGCTAAGTTTTTAGCTTTTGCAGCAAATGCTTTTGCTTCTGCTAGTTGTTTGTTTTTCAACTCAACAACTTTCAATAGCTGGGCACTTTCGCTTTTTTCATTTAGGTAGCTACCTGAATATTCATTACTGAATGCTTCAAATATTTTGCGACCAAAATCGTTTCTTCGTGCTTCTTCAATATCTTCTTTAAGTTGTGTAATTTCCCCTTTAAGGACCTTATCAACAGTTTCAGATACAGCGGTTGCACTTCTTTCAACAAAGTTAGTTTTAACTTTCTTGAAGTGTTCTTTAGCTTCACGTACTAAACGTACTTTCGTTTCTGCTAAATCTTTTTTGTCTTCGTAGAACTCTGCAATTTCTTTAGAAAGAGCTTCTATTACAAATTCCTCAAGCTGTGCATACTTAGATGCCATTGCCTTCTTGTCTTCGTGTAATTCACCAACTTCTTTACCAAGAGTTTCCATTACAAATTTTTGCATTAGGTCTGCGTTTTCACGCATTGCTATTGCATATTTTGCTTTTGCCTCAGCAAGTTGTTTACGATCATCTGAAAATTCAGCAATTTCTTCTGCTAATTTTTCTGACAACATACTATCAATAGCTTCCACCATCGTAGATTTGTCATGCTCGTATTTCTTTGCGAATTCTTCACGAAGTTCAGCGGTAGCAAGTTGGCGATTCTCAGTGATCTTCGCGTCCCATGCTTCTTGTATTTCTGCTTGTACTTCTTCTGAAAGTGCGCTGCTCTCGAAGAGTGATTTTAATGCTTCCAACATATTATTCTCCTCAGTTATCGGAGCCCGCTTATTATTCCTAATAAGCTCTCTTTTAAATATTTTTGTGCCTTGGTGTCTTCTTTAGTTGCCTGTGCTAGTTCAAATGCCTGGTACCCTCCGCGGGTGTTCATCAAGTGTTCGTAAATTGGCGTTGGGTACGCACCTGGTGCACTTGGTTGTGCAACAACGTCCACTGTAATAATTTCGAAGTCGCTAACGTTTCCGCTACCGTCTTCACTTACGTTACCAGAGCCCCTAGATGAAACACCTAGCTTGACGCCGCTTTCCAGCATTGTCTGCACTAGTTGTCCCATTGGGGTTGGTAATACTTTTAATTTACCATAACCGTTAGGTCCGTCCATCCACGTTTCAGTAATCATGTGTGATACACGGTCTAGGTTAATGTTAAGGCCTTCTGGATGATCAACTTCTCCAAGAACACTATATCCTCCCTGGATTTGGTCATTAAGAGTTTTGACAGCCCTGCCAATTTCGTTTACAGGATAAACACGTTGGTTAGCATTACGCACACCGCCTTGTATACAAATACCTTTTAGGTATAAGTCTTTTCCTCCTCTGGAATTTTCAGCAGACTCAACGACCATATTCGCTTGGTCAAATGTCAGATGCTCTCTTAGAAAGTTTTGCATTCAGTTTCCCTTATTTGCCGACTACAGATTTCTTGTTGTCAGCTGCTTCTGGCTTCCCTTTTTTCTCTGCACCGTGTCCTGGCTCTGATTTGCCAGCTTTAGACGCTTTACCGCCTGGTACATTGATGTTTCCGCCATCTTGGTCTTTAGCGTTTAAATCGCCTAAACCAGCATGGTCGCCACTACCTGCTTCTCCACCTTTTAAGATGTTAGCTGATGTGCCACCCATGTTATTTGCACTTGCTACTGGTGACTTACCGCTGTCTCCATTATCGCCTGTGCTTTTTTTCTCTGCGCCGTGTCCGCCTGCTACTTTATCGACGTACTCACGCATTTGTTCTCTGTCTGACTTTGCTGACTCTTCAACTTCTTCGTCTGAAGCTTCGTCAACTTCTTCGTCTGAAGCTTCGTCAACTTCTTCATCAGTTGCTTCAAATGCAAATGCTTCTTCTTCAGGTTCATCATCACCTTCTTCATCGCCTTCGCCTTCGCCTTCTTCGTCGCCCATCATTTTTTCAAATTCTGATTTTAGGTCGTCTAATGCGTCTTCAAGGTCTACAACACGATCTTCAATGTCGCCTTCTTCTTCGCCTTCTTCACCTTCGTCATCACCTGCTTCGATGTCACCCATCATATCGTCAGTTGGATCGCCGCCCATGTCCATTGGGTCTGCTTCAACTTCAAATTCGTCTAGGTCAAAATTTTCGTTTGTTTCTTCATCAGTTGCTTCATCAACTTCTTCATCTGAAGCTTCATCAACTTCTTCATCAGTTGCTTCGTCAACTTCTTCATCAGTAGTTTCTTCTACTTCTGTATCGTCTTCTTCGATTTCAATATCTGATTCAATTAGACTTGCATAGATGTCTCTTGACTTCTCTACAACTATATCGTGGAATAGTTCTTCTGCGCCGGCCTTGTCTTCATTAACAAGACGTTCGAGCATTTCTTCGAACTTATTTTTATCTGCCATTTCTTTTCTCCTATAAAAGTATTTACCTATGGTAAGGCTGTCATTTGTATTTACTATTTATGCAAGAATGTGTGGGCAAACAGGCTCAAAACGAGCCATTTTGTTTATATCTGGGGAAAACTGAAGATTTTTTGGAAATCTCCAAGCTCTATTGTGTTAAAGTTCTCAAAAGTATTTAGTTCATCTGGCTTATAATTATCAGATGCTATAACTCGATGGAAGTTAATTTTCTTGTTATCTCTTATAACAGTTTTAGTTTGTCGTAGCCAATTACCGTAGAAAGTAGCACCTTCGTTAGGCCTTTTGTAGTTTTTTGTGCCAGCATATATGTTATTTAATTTACTATTGTTCTCAAGACCTGCAAAGTCAAATCCTAATATATAAATATCATCATATCCGTGTTCTGCTGCTAACCACAACGCTGTTGGACCGCTACTCCAACCTTTACTAGGCTGAAAATAATTTACATTCTTTATTGATGTAAATGCATTATTATGATTAGTCCATACTTTATTATTATTTTGATAACCGCTTTTACTAAGCTCTAGTATCATTTTTACATCTACTGCTATTAAGTAGTCTGGAGAAAACGTCCTGTATAAAGCATTACAACCGTAGACAGTACCTAATTCTAATAATGATTCTGGCTCTATAACAGATCTGCTAGTGCCGTTACCTAATACAAAAGCAACGCTGTTATCTTTATTAGATACAGAGTTTGATATATGTTCTTTTTGTTTTTGTAATTGCTTTTGAAGTCTTCGTTGGTTGCGTATAACAAGCCATTCTTGTTTGGTGTATAGAGATTTATCTATTTTTGCCATTAAATAGCACCGCCGGCCTCCGCTTGTGCTGCTATTCCGTACATCTGTCTAACAAAATCTAATTCATTTGTTATTTCTTCTTGATGTAATTCAGATGCTTTACGAATTCTATTGATTTGGCCTAGTGTTAGTCTAGTCTTTCTAGTGTCAGTTGCTTTAACTGGGGACTCATCGTGTTGAGGCTCGTAACCTTTATTGTTTACAGGCTCAATTGTTTCTGGGTCAAAGTAAAATAGTTCTCTAAGTATCATATTGTATTTATACCGTTTGGTCCGTTGTTGCTGCTCCGCCACCAAGTTCGGCTCCTGTTGTTGTTTCTGGCGGTGTTGCTTCTCCGCCATCTTCTGTCGGTACAGAAGTATCTTCATCTTCTATTCCGCCTAGGTCTGCATCCATACCTGCTCCTGATATGCCACCACCGCGCATTTCGCCTGCGGCATCTGTTGCTGGAGTTTCAAGATTTTCATCATTTTCTTCTCTCCACATACGTTCATTCTCTGCAATTTCTTCATCTGTCATGCCTAAGAAGCGTTTTAGAGCAAATCTATTACTAATATAAGGTATTGCACTCATTTGTGTGTAAGTTGGTACACGAGCATTGTCTACTTCTGACTGTCTGTACGATGCAAAGTTCTGTGGAGGCTGGAAAACTAGGTCAAACATTGAAGTATCAACGTTTACACC